TCAGCGTTTACATTTACTTCAGCACCATCCGCAATACCCGCTAATTTATCTATAGCCGTTTGATCAGTAAACTTATGCGTCGTAGAACTGTCATCAATGTCGTCAGCATCTAAAACAACAGCACCAGTTTGAGTATTTACCGTAACAACAGCGCTGCCCATAAACACCCAAGCAGATCCACTGTAACGATAGAATCCAGCAGACTTTCCTGATGTTGCAGCCCTAACTAATACTACATCACCTGACGATGGGCTACCGGGCAGGGCAGCGTAGTTTGCTACCTCAGCCTTAAAGTTTGGCATAGTCTGTACATCAGTTATTGCCTGATCTACCGCTGTCCCTGTAAAATTTGATTCGTATGCCATTATGATTGTCTCACTTTAAATATTACATGTCCCCCAGAGCCATCAGAAACAGTGTAGTTTTGAAAGCCACCAGCACCATTATCAACAGTGTAGTTCTCAAATACAGTTGGCCCAGTTTCACCTATCCTAGCTCCTACCCGACCCAACCGCAGAAACTCAAAAATATTTTTAAGTCCTACGTTTCTCATCGGACTAGTCTACAAACTCGGTGCTTTGAATTACTGAAGCTCCACCAGATCCAAGAAACTTGGCTCCTTTAGCGGCGTTCTTACTTAGTACAATAAGTCCTTGTTCTTTTACGAGCAAATGACCATTGCTTGCACCGGGAGTTGATCCATCAAATGTAACAATTACATTGTTGTCTTGGACATCAATGACTACATAATCAGTGTCAATGTGGAAAGCAGCAAAAGACACTCCTGAACCAGAAGTTGCCGCTGATAGGTTTTCTGGAGTTCCATTGGGATTTACATTCCCAATATATAAGTTTGAGGTTCTTGTGTTCATTTATCTTGATTGTTGACTGACATAAGTTTTAAAACGTTGTCCTACGGTGTTGTTGTTGTAAACTTGTTGAGGGTTGTCTAACGATTCAGCTAGATATTGATTAGCAATTTCTTCTTCAAGAGTTGCTTTAGAGTGTTGCCCATCCATCCGCAAAAAATCAGCGTATGTTGCATGGGCCATAAAATAAAAATATTCTTGGGGAACTTCATTTCTAGAGTTCGACCCATCTGTGTCTAAATCAGTCAGCAAGGTTATTGGTTGTCTGTATGTAACATAAACACTTGTTGCATCTGATGCAGTTAGATTAATAACATGAGCCCCATCACTCTCTACAAAAAACTCAAAATCAATAGTTGAGTTTCTTAAGAAAGGTTCTTCTCTATGTATCCTCAAGAACTCACCTATTGTAGTTTTACTGGATTGCGTAAAAGGTACTATAGAGTTTGCTATAGTTCTTTCCTCGCCAACAGTAAGATATCTAGCCCAATACGGTGTTGTATTATAAGCCTGAAAAAACCTCCTGTTTGCCAAAGCAAGCAATTGAGATATTTCCTGCGTGGTAAAATCAGAGTTACCAGCAAGCGCAGAAACTAAATCAAATAAATCTTTGTTGGCCTTATCTTGCATTACGCTTTGTTTGGACTAAGTTCAGGAAGCTTCTTGTTCCAATATTTTAAAAATTCTTTGCTGGTTACAGTTTCTACTCCGTAGTTTTTAACCAATCTAAAATAATCTCTAGCAGGAATATTAGCGACGCATTTGCCAAGAACTGGATGCGTTTTTCCTACATTTGTTTTTGCTTCTTTAGCAGCAGCATCAATGCGATCTTGTTCCTTAGCTCGCTCCATCCTAAAGCCAGTTTCAATCTCACGCATAAACGCTCGGTTAACTTCACCATCATCATACTTAGGTACTGATGTAATAATATTCATTACTTAGAAATTTTAAAAAACAAACAAGCTTGAAAAAACCTATTTAGTCTCTTTGCCAAAAAATAAAATTTAAAGCTCTTGCCGTTAGCTAAACCTTGCGGTTCGTAGCGATCACAGTAAGATCGGATATCACATCCTAAGCCCTGACATCTAATAATATTCATAAAAAAAAGGGAGGCCAGGATTGGCCCAACCTCCCTTAGTTAAGATTATAAAGTAATATTAATTACTAAAAACTTCACCAGCAGTTGGGTAGTAAGCTACAAGGAGTCTAAACTTACCTTTAGTAGCGTTACCAAAACCATTACCGGTTCCGTTGGAATCAATATTTACTGCACTTACAACATGAGAAGTTGAGGTTGCCCCGTTTAGAAGGGCTCCAGTGTTCTGGTATATAAGACCTACAGTATCGCCTGTGAAGCAATTAACTTCGGCAATAAAACCATTATCGTCTCCATCATCGCCAAATGCAATAGTAGCGTCGCTGATAGCACTACCCGTGCTAACGCTAGCCGTTACTAATTCATCAACGATAATTGCAGCCTTTGAAATGGTTCCAGCCATAGCAGACTCGCCCACTTGAACAGCAGTTGTTTGTGATCCAGTTGAAGCTGAAAGCTCTGAAGCATCAAATGACGCCTCGTGAGTGTATCCCAAAGCCAACGTCTGGATGTCACCAACTTTTTTTAATTCAATAGCCATTGTAATTTACCTCCTATGTTTTAGCTAAGAGCCGTTATTTTACCGTGAGCACCAGGGTGGTACATCAACAGCGTGAGAGCACAATCAACAAAGCCACGCTCACCACCACCTTGATTGGGAAGGCGAGTGCTGCCCATTGGAATCAACTCAGAAATACCGTAGTATTCTGGGTGTACCAAATAGCCAGTGTCTTTATTAGTCGTGTCAGGCATGCAGTCAGGATTTCCGTTGATGATAGAAACCAATCCATGATCGGACTGATAAACTTCAACAGAAAGCTTAATCTGAGCTACATCGCCGTTATAGTTCACACTACGAATTCCTTGGTCAGAAGTGCTTCCGTCTAGTCCAACGCGAGCAAAGTCGCTAATGTCACGACGAAGAGCAGTATCAGCAACCAGAGTCAAACCATTGCTAGCTCCCGTGACACGGTAGATAGAGGTGATGAGGTTGTTAAGAACTGTTTCTGTGAAGTTTCCACTTGAGTGAATGCTGTCAGCAGGTGTGCGGAAAGCTGCTGGGACGTCAGAAGGTCCAGCAGAATCAATCCAGTCTCCCAATCCACGAAGCTTGTAAACCGTTCCAGCGCCGTCTTCTACGGCTCTGTCATTTGCAGAGCATAGAGTGGCTTCGATGTCACGCTTTAGTTCACGAATTGCTTTTGCTTCGGCCTGAGCTACCTTAGCAGGTCCAACGGAGTCAACGGCTTCCTGTAGATCGGAAACCATAAAATCGCGACGGAACTTCTGAATGTAGTTGCCGAGACGCGCGCGGCCACTGAATTGATCAGTGAATGTAGTAACGTCAGCGCCTTCAGCTATACCAGCAGTGCTGGGAGATGAAAGGCTGTCTACAGTCCACTCAACAAATGTAGCATTTGCACGGGCTTTAGTTGCAGATGAAAGGACAGGCGTTTCTTCGGGAGCTAAGATGGTAAGAACATCCATCAAGTCCTCGCGATTGGAAACAGCACTACCCGGACCCGGAGGGGTCGAATCGAATGTATTTGAGATTGCCATGATTATTTATTTTGTAATTGTAAGGTTCGTAAAGTGATGAAATCATCTTTGCGTCCAGAGGTTTTAAATCGGTTTCTTTGTTCCTTTAAGGACTTAACAGAAAGCCTTTCAGTTTTTTCAGACATTGCAGAAGCAGGAGTTGAACCACTAGAAGGAGTTAGCTTCAGCGACTTTCTTGCAGTCGGCTTGCTACCTTCCTTCACTGGTTTTCTTCCATACATGCTGTTTACGGCATGAGACATGAAATATGGAATCTGAACATATATATCAGGAGCAATATCCTCTAACTGTTTCAGTCTTGGATCGTTCATGATAGATATAAACTGACTCTTCAGTTCATTGTCGTTTTCATCCCTAAGCCACTCAAGCTCTTCGACTGCTTTGTTTCCGAGTTGCTGACGCAGTGTCTTAGCATTTTCCAAACTTTGCAACTTTCGTAGCTGGTCTGGAATGTATGTATCGCGCGACTTTCTGGCACTCTGAAGAGCTTTACGCACTTCAGCCTTAGTCATCGGGCGACCTTCTACTGTAGTTATCTCGTCGTCAGCAGAATAATCATCAGATTCAAACAACAAATCCTCTGCCCAACTAATAACATCGTTCACCTCGTTTGATTTTGTTTGAAGGTCATCAATGTTAGATATGTCGGAAAGCGGATTATCTTTTACTTCGGGCTCCTTGATTTGAAGTTGAATAGTTTGCAACTCCTCTTCAGCAGCCTTACGCCTAGCCGTAAGTTCACTTATTCTGGACTGTGCACCGGGAATGAGTTGTTGACGCAAAACGTCTTTTTCCTCATCCGACAAACTGTCTAAATCAAACTGTGAAAGAACATTACCTTCGGATGCTTGCTCTGGAATTTCTTCCTCACTAGCTTCCTCAGCCGATTCTTGAGGCTCCTCTTCGGGCTGCTGCCCTAGTAAAGCCTCGCTACGTCTCTGAACAAAGTCAGACGCAGATATATTTTGTTGGTCCACTGATTCCGGTTCAGCCTCAGCGATAGCTGTGTTGATTTCATCTTCCATAACTGTTTCCACTATTTACGCCTAGCGATTGCGTAAAATTATAGTAGCACAGCTTACAAAAAATCTTTGTGTCTTTTTTCTAGTTTTTTTGAATCAACCATTTGCAATATCTGGTCATATGTAATAATCCTTCCAGATATTTGCTGAAGCTGTTCGGTCGAAGCCTCGTGCATATCTCCGATGCACTCTTCCCGAAGAGCTTCTATCACCTTGATAAAGCGAGCAAAATGCTCGTAGTTGTGCAAAGATTCTATATCTTTTTCCAAACTCATTGCTGCATATTCTGAGTCTGCATGCCACCCATTTGAGCCGGTGCTGTACCAATTCTACCTATTTGGGCATTCTCAGCTTGCTGCATAGAGAACTGATATTGTCCCATATACTTTTGCAAACGAGCTGAAAACGCTTGGTCAGTTTGCATACGTTGGGCAATATCCGGCTGTTGAGTGTACTGCTGAATAATTTGCATAGCAGTTTGAGCACCGTTAGGACGTGCTGGCATTTCAATACCCGCATAAATTTTTGATAAGTCATCTGTAATATCTTTAAGCATTTGCTGCTGAGCAGCTTCCACTGGTTGAAGAACGCTATCAGCCAAGACCGGATCTACGCTCCCAGCAATTAGTGTTACTAAATTATCTACGTTTATTCTTCCGTTGCGATCCAACTGAAGCAAAGAAATCATTGAGTTTAGTTTGTTCTCTTGCTTTTCG